GTACATGAGCGTACAAACGATTGGGTACACGTTTCTTATGTTGATCCTACACGTCATTTGGCAAAAGCTAAGAAGTGGGGATTGGTTGAGCAGCGTACTCGTGATGATGGTACACCAATTCCAGGTTATTGGAAGCCTACCAAAAAGGGTAACGATTTTGTTTACAAGCACACAGCAATCCCTTCCCATGTTAATATTCTTAACAACGAGCCAATTGGATTCTCTAAAGAACGTACAACTGTTATTAAGGCCGTTGGTGGACAGAGCGCTTATGAAGAGCTAATGGGCGCTTTATAGTGATTTCTTTTATAGCGGGTGTTTGTGTAGGTTTATTTATTAGACGGTTTCTATGGAAAATAACGGGTCGTTAACTATGTTTGATGGCGCAGGTATTCGAGATGGGCTTTATTTTAAGATTGCTCGATTATATATCGAAGTAAACTACCCTGAATTTGCTAAAATACCTGTAGAAAATCGTTTTAATAATCAAAAGGGTGCTGACAACTCTGAGTATTACAGGATAACAGGAGAGGCTTCTAACGCCGCACAAGCGTGTTCTGAAGAGATTCTAGAGACTATGGTAGATGAGATTTTAACGGATTTTGATCATGTTGTCTCTAAATATCTAGATCCAACATATAAACATGGCCGACAGGTGATGATAGACTTGGGTCGCAAGTTTCCGTCATGGAAGGATTAGGTTGGTTGTGATATCACAAAAAACATTTAATAATCTAGTACGTGAAGGGTTGATGATTGAGGTCTGTGCTGGCTGCGGAAATGATCTAGAAAAAAGAGACTGCGGCTGTCCAGCAGGTACATCACTATGTATAAACCCGGCCTTGGACCTAGATATAAAATCGGAGTTAAAGTTGGCTTTAAATTCCGGAAACGAGTCCCTAGTACCAGATATTATAGTGGCGCATGTGCGGAGAACTATATGATAGAACCATTAAGACCAGATGTAGCTTCCTGGGACAAGTATTTCATTGATATGGCTCGTTTTGTAGCTACTAAATCAAAAGACAGGTCTACAAAGGTTGGTTGTGTTATTGTCGGCCCAGATAGAGAAATAGTCTCTACGGGATTTAACGGGTTCCCTCGTGGTATAGATGATAATGTTGAAGAGCGTCATGAAAGACCCGCCAAATATTTGTGGACTGAACATAGTGAACGTAACTGTATTTATAACGCTGCCCGAATCGGGGTATCGACTAGAGCGTGTTCTATGTATATGGAATCGCCACCTTGTGCCGATTGTGCGAGAGCGATCATTCAGGCAGGTATTACAACTGTAGTAGTCTCTACTAATAACCCTTTTGCCAATAAACCTGATTGGAAGGAGTCAATAGACTTCGCTATAAAAATGTTAGAAGAGGCTGGTGTTATGATACGTTGGACTGATTATTAGTCCAAACCACCCTCTCCACCAGTAGCTATACCTATAACCACCAAAACATAGAGAATAATGGCAACAAGCCCTAAAATAGGGTTCTCAACAATCATTTTAAATACATCTAACATAGAGATTTTAGAGCACAGGTATCTCTAGTTAATTTTTTCTAAACCAATAAGGTATCAAGGAAAATTGCTATGAAAGATACTCTATTATCCATTAAAAGACAACTATCCAATCTCCAGACTAAGGTAGCTTATTTTGAAGATGATAGATCAGTTGCTAGGGAATTAGTTGAATATATAGATAATACAGGGCCTTTAGACGACGAGAAAACAGGTATTTTTAAAAACCTGATTCTAAAAATGAGAAAAGGCTCTTATACATCTGCATTGGCCACTAGAGCCATAACTAGTCTCGTTGAGGGTGCTGCAAGACGCTATGTACGGGAAATTGCCCGTGATTTTGATCCAAAGGCTTGGTACTCAATGTTCCCAGCATCTGTCCGTCGTTTGGCTATTGAATCAGTGGTTAGGACCTTTGAAGAGCAGTATGCTGGGGGAGAACTTGATTGGATTGTGGATGGGGTTAATCTAACCAGTAAAATATCTAAGCAAATGAAAATAACTTTTACGGATGCTGAGGGTTATGACGTAGAAGAAACTGTAGAAGTTCCCACTAAACGTGCTTTATGCCCAACTTGTGATGGAAAAGGTACTACCGTAAATCCTGCCGTAGACAGTCACGGCATATCTCCAGAAGAGTTTGCAGAAGACCCTGATTTTGAAGAAGCCTATTTTAGAGGTGATTTTGACGTTAGGTGTAGAGAATGTGGTGGGGAGAAGGTTATAGATAATATAGACTGGGAAACATTAGAAAAAACTGACCCAGAACTTGCAAAACAGGTTAGAGAACATGAAGATCGTAGGTATCAAATGGAACAGGAAACTAGAAACGAACAGCGCTGGGGATACTAAGTTGTCCGAGTTCTCCATAACATCTGGTGACTATCTAGCCGATGCTTTCCACGCTACACTAGAAGGCCGTAATCCAGAATCGCTTGTAGACGGGTTTGTAAATTCCTTAAAATCGGTGTCTCTATCTGGAGATACTATAGAAGAAAACAACGATAAATTCTACTCAGACTTGAGAAACGTTCTCAATAAGGCTGGAATTCCTGATGACCTGTCAATGGGATTGGCTGATGCCGTCTCTATGTCTATTTTCCCCTTGGATAAAGGCTCTAGAAACGATTTAAAGGCGAAATTAATGTCAGGGCTATCCAAGGTATCAACTGGCATAAAAAACAGCCAAATAGCCTTAAAAGAGTCTCCCCAGGCGGTTGCTGATGCAGTATATAACGCTTATGAGGGTATCGGGGAAGAGGTAATGCTTCAAAATAGAGATTTAAACTAGGTTTTTACATAAGCTTTTAAAATGTCTAGAAAATCCACGACCGAAGATTTTATTAATAAAGCCAGGAGCATTCATGGATCACTATATAACTATGATGATGTTTCGTATATAAATAGTCATACAAAAGTAAATATCGGGTGTAAAAGGCACAGCTATTTTTATCAACAACCACTCTCTCATCTTTCAGGTCATGGTTGTCCTGAGTGTGGAGACGAAAAAAGACGTGTAGCCTTCTCAAAAAATGCCTTAAGTCAGAAGCTTGACACAAACAGTTTTGTAGTAAAGGCCATAAAAACCCATGGTGATACTTATGACTACACGAGAGTTTTTTATGAACACTCAGAGAAACATATTTTTATAACTTGCAAACAACATGGAGAATTTAAACAGACACCACACTCACATTTACAAGGGTGTGGATGTCCTCATTGCGGTAAAGAAAATATATCAGCCGCCTTAAGTTTAGTTGGAAAATCTCTTGCAATACCGAAAGAATTTTTTGTAGAGAAAGCTAATTTAATACATAATAGTTATTATGACTATTCCAAGATATGTTATACAAAAGCATCTGACATGTTATTTATAAGTTGTCCGGTACATGGAGAGTTTAAACAATCTGGCATATTACATTTAAAAGGTAGAGGGTGTAGAAAATGTCATCTAGATGGCGTCAATGATAAAGATATTTTTATTAAAAAAGCTTTAGCCATTCATGGAAATACCTACGACTACTCAAAAACAGACCTAAGAAATAGGCAGCTTGGCGCTAAAGTTATAATAACTTGTAGAAAACACGGTGATTTTTCTGTGGAACCCTCAAGACATGTTAGTCCAAGAACAAAATACGGCTGCGCTCTTTGTGGAAATGACGTGAAAATATCGAAAACTATAAAAAGACACCAAGGCAATAAGAAAAAATATTTAGATAAGTTTCTAGCTAAAGCCGCTAGCCTTCATAGAGACAAATATGACTACTACATGATTTCTATTGAAAATTACGTGGACCAACATACAAAACTACCCATTACCTGCAAAAAACATGGGGTTTTTTATCAAACACCTAATAGTCATCTGCAGGGTACTGGATGTCCAAAATGCTCTAAAGTGTCTTCTAAAAAAGAGAATTTATGGTTGGACTCATTAAACATTACCAACTTGATACGTTATAAACGAATAGTTGTTCCGGAAGCTGTTTTCTATGTTGACGGTTACGTGGAAGACACGAAAACTGTTTATGAGTTCTTTGGGGATTACTGGCATGGCAACCCAAAAGTTTTTTCCCAAAAAAACATAAACGCTAATAACAAACGTTCTTTTGGAGTTTTGTACCTAGATACTCTGTATAAAATATCTTGTTTAGAAAGGTCTGGATATAGTGTTGTTTATATATGGGAAAGTGACTGGGACTTGTTACGAAAGACTTAGAGAATATAATTTATTTTTTGGTTCTTAATTCTATTCTTTTTAAAGCATCTGATTGAACAAGTTCTGCCATTGGCCAACCAACTCTGGACTTATTTGCGTTTCTAGCATTCTCTAGTAAGACCCCCATACATCCGAGAGCTTCTTTGATGATAGCCAGATCCTCGCCTCGAAAATAAGCGCCCTTACCAACATCGGTTATAGGTCCTAATAGCTTATCTTTACTCATTGGTTTGTAAGTAACCTTCCACGCAAATAGCCGAGGCACCGTAACCAGAGTCGTAATTATCACGATAATATTTTATCCACTGTGTGGCAGCGGCGGCACATGCAGGTTGTGAGATTGTTGGAATCTCTTTGATAATTTTACTATCGGTATTTGATAATGTTAAAATCAACCAGAACACAGTTTTCATATTATTTACCCTGCCATCCATGTGTAGGTTTCACAGCAAAACAAGCTCGATTACTATGCCCGACGTGTCCCCAATCTTCAGTATAAAATCGAAAAGCCCTCGTACTCCAAACGTCGTCACTCTTGTATCTTTTAGACCACTGACTTTGGGCAAAATCATCTGGTTTAGCCTCTTTTAACCATTGGCAAACAAAAACCTTGGGGTCAAACGGAAATCTCTCAAGATGTATGTTAGCAAAGTAATCTTTATTCCCTTCTGGATTAGAGGAAAATTTATTTCCAAGGGAATCTGTCATGTTTGACTCACAGTACCAAAAACACACCAAACCAAAGTTTTGATCTATACAATAATACAAAGGTTTCTTACCTGTTACAGCGACAGCAATGTCATATACAGACTCGACAATGCTAAAATCATCTGATTGAATATTTAAAAGAGGATTGTCAATTCCCACAGCTATTCCCCAGGATCGAGAACCAGTGTTGCTTTGTGCGGGATAACCAGGTGATCGTCGTCACGGAAAGCAGACGATTTCCCAGATACATTAACACAAAATACTAGTCCTGGTTTTGCCGGTTGTGCTGTAACAACTTGCCAAATTCCATCATCCCGCAGAGCATCTTCTAGAGACACCCCATGGTATCGAAAGACACCACCAGGAGTAATATCTTTTAGTCTAATAGTTTTGTTATCCGATGTTGTCTGAATTTTGATTTCCATATTTTCTCCTACTGTTATAATATCATTATAAACGATAGCAGTAAATTTGTCAAATTAAGGCT